TTCTGCATAAACTTTATAATCGCTTTCTGATAAAGTCTGATTATTCATTCTTATAGATAAATTATTGTTCAAAACAATATTAGAATATTTTAATTTTCCGATACCATTTTCTTTCAATTGAATATTTTCTGTATATTCTTTATTAGAATAATATATCGACAAATACGACGGAATAGATAAAATATATTCAGCTAAATTATAATTTTTACCTTCAATTTCATATGTTTCAGATAAAGTAATATCGGTAGAAAATAATGTTGTTTCAAATGTTTTATTTATAGAAACATTATAATCTGATTCATTATTATTCCAGAAATTAGTAAATATAAAAACAGTCGGCGTAACAATATTAATATTATTACCGATTAAACACCATTTTGAAAGAACTTCTTGTGTTCCGTAAATATACCGAATATATTGAGTCGTTAAATTATAATTATCTGGCATATTTATTTCTAATATATATGCATCGCTATTAGAAAGTTGCGGAATGAATTCATTTAAATTAATAGGATATTCTTTTTGACTTTGTACAATTGTATCAGTTTTGTTTAAAACATGAGTTGAACTATTTTTTGATAATAAAATAATCTTATAGACTTTATTCACGTTTTCTAATTCAGATGTTTTAATAATAGAATTTTTATCATGAATATAATTTACTAATAAGTTATCTGGAACAGTCGTTCTTATTTTATCAAAATTTTCATTAAAGAATTTACCTAAAATGTTAATTTCTCGATATGGATTTATATTGCCAACATTATTATAAATAATTATTTTGCCATCGTAAGTTACATATACTTTTTCTTTAGAAATTAAATAATTATAATGATCGACTAACAATTGCTTTAATGCTAACGATTCATTTTGTTCTTCATATTGAGTAAAATCAATTTCTATATATTTTACAGTACCATCTATATCAATATAATTTGCTGTACGCTTATTTATTTGACCTGTAAGGATAGGATAAGACGACCAGCGTATATTTTGTTTATTAACGTTTAAAACGAGCTTACCGGTGCCATTATATTGATTATACGTATCATAATTATCATCGATTAACTGATTATTTTTATATAACGATAAAATAGTATCATGACAAGATACTTTAATTTCTTTTCTCCCATTAGGAGGAACTATAATTTCTTTTTCGTAATATTTGAAATTAGTATATTCACCAGCAATTGAAACATATTCTAATACAGGAGATGAAATTCCTAAATATGAATACAATGTAATTGTTAATAATTTATTAGTGGAATTATCAGGAATTGAATATGTATCTAATGTTTTTTGGATAGCTTGTCCATCGATAGAAAATTGAATACCGTTAGACGACGCATTAATATATTTAATTTTAAAACCAATTTGACCGACTTTAGAAATAATAATTTCTTTTTTAGAAGAATCGTTAGATGTAAAATTAAATATTTTATTTTGAGAAGATGTATTTAATTCTTCTTGATGAATAATATTACCATCTTTATTTTTTACGATAACTTTACAAGATCCAGTATTTGCTTCATTGTTAAGTTTATCGATTTCAAAACTAAAAGACGAAATTATTTGATTAATTGAAATAGAACCTTGTTCTTCTGAATTAACATATAAATAGTTTTCTTGTTGATTATATTTAAAATTATTTAATTTTAAAATATCGAATCTATTTATAATATTAATTGGCGTATCGATTACAGAATAATTAATAGTTTTAAATTTCATTTCATCTGTAATCGGAATAGTTACAGAACCATAAGTTGCTTTTGAAGTATCAAGAGCAATACCATTTTTTACATTATAAAGATTAATAGATGAAGAAAAATCTTTTAAATTTGTGCCATAAAAATAATTATCGACATAAGATAATGTGCCATATTCTTTTTTAAAGTATTCATTATTATATGTATCATTTAATAATTCATTATTATCTACTTTAAAGGAATTGATAAATAAATTGCCGCCAGGATTTTTAGCTTTAGCTACTACTTTATAAACTTGTTCACTATTGCTATTGTTCACAAGGAGACCTTTGTTAGTAACAGTAATACCTGTCATAGGCGCATCATTATCCACGAATTTTTCTATCGGAAAAATATATTTACCATTATAAGTTTTATATGTAGAAAATAAAACAGATTCTGGATTTACTTCTGTTACAGATGTTGCTTTTAAATTATATTGAATATCTAAAGGTTTAAGATCTAATCCAAATTTTTTAAGATTAATATCGATTGAAACAGATTTATTACTATTTAATAAAAATTGACTAATCTTTTGACGAGATTTTTTATAACCTAAAATATTAACATCAGTCGAATCATTATTATTAATAAGGTTAGAAGTCGTAACCTTTAAACTATCAAAGTAACCGACACCTTGTTGATAATAATCGACAGGTTGATCCCACATATGAGGGAGATAATCCATTTTTTTAAATTGATTTTCCCAAAATGTTAAATCCCAAATTTTTTCTCGAGCAATATCTTTATTAAGTTCAGAAATATAATCGTAAACTTTTTGATCTTTAATAATATCATTAATATTAATATTGTTTAATTTATCGATATGAATATCTTTAAATGGGATGGCTGCATAAGCACTTAATAAGTTTTTAATTAAATATTTAAGACCATATTCAGTCGAATTAAATCGATGTTTATGAACATTTAAAATAGTATCGTCATCAAATAAAATATTATTATTCTTATTATTTTTAGTACGAAGAGCATCATATGTTCTATTAGATAAACTTAAATTGGATTCATTAGATAAGCGATCAATACCGGCGAACCATGCAAACTCATCGAAGATATTCCAAACCGATTCTTTTTTTATATTAGAAGTATAATGAAAATTATCGATGGAATATCCAATAGGTGTACCGTCTATTTCATTAATTTTAAAATAAAGATTTCCATTTTCATAATATGCATATTGATTTTCTTTATAAAATAAATTTAAATCTTTAGTAATTTTAAAACCGTTATCTAAAGTTAATTTATCTTTTAATTCGCCGATAGTACAAACATAAATTTGACTAATAACCTGATCTTCTTTGCCGGCATAATTTACTAAGAAAAAATCTTTAGCATATAAATCTACTTCTTTATGTATATCAGTAATTTCTTGAACGATAGACATTAATAAATGTCCGCCAGTAGATTTATAAGGACGACGTCTAATTTGCATCCATTTAGGAAAATATTGGAGCGCCTTTATGAAATTTTTATTCGTAATCGCATCCATATATTATACCTCAATCCAATTAATAACATCTAACAACATTTTAGATTTAATATCTTGCAATGTTTTTAAAGAAGTTACAGAAACTCCGTCAACAAATAATCCGTTAATATTAAAATAACTTACACCAGTTTCATTAATACCGATTTTATTAATATGTCCAATATCTAAAAATTCTTTAGGCGGAATAGAATTAATATAATCAGCAATTTTCTTTTCTAAATTTTTCTTAATATCAGCTAAATTAGAATTTTCATTATTAATAGCAATACTTAACGTAACAGCTTTTAATGCTGGAGTTACATATTCAATATATAAGCTAGGGCTTATAACATTTTTAAGCCGATCTTTAGCTTCTTCTAATGCTTGTTCTATTTTTTCGACAGTATATTCAGTCGGAATCACATAACAAATTGCTGTGCCAGTACCATATACCATCGGTACATATGTTACGTTGCTTGCATTTTTAAGATTTAATAATGCCGCATCAATTGCAACAGTATTAGATTTTTCATTAATCAATGTCCAATTTAATAAACGATATAATAGGTTTTGGTCGCTTTCGCCTTCTCTTCGTTGAAAGCCACACATTTTAACCATATCGTCTAAATTCTGACCATTTAGTTTAGTGTAAATATGAGGATTCTTATTCGATTCAATATAATCATATGCATCACTAATTTCATTAGCAGTAGATAACATAAATAAATCGATAACTGATCCTCGTTCGATTGTATCTTTTACTTTGTTTTGAAAAAAGTTTTTAATCGACTGATGTATTTGAGTTAAAGATTTCATATAGAATAACCTCTTAGCACATTATTAGTTTCTTTATTAATAATATCGATATGAATATCATGCCAAGATAATACCTGTCTGTCATTAACAGCTGGTGTTACTTTAACGTCATATTCATCAGAATCAACAAAAGATTTTACAATTTCTTTTATTTTTAATAAATTTGTTTTATCAAATTTATCTTTATGTCTATATTCAACAAGAGTAGATCCAAAATCACCGTAACCAGGGATTTCACCAAGTTCTGTTTTTAATTTAATCATTAATTGTTGAACAAAATAATCTTCATTATTTTGACATATTTTTAATGATTTAACGGCTTTATTAATATACGGATCTTCTTGATTTCGTATTTCAAATTTAATTTTAAGTGGATTAATTGTAGGTTTAATTCTAGCAATTGTTTCGATAAAGAATTGTATTTTTAATTTCTTAGAAGCTTCTGCTACTGTAAATTGTATCTTCAAGGTATTAGATCGATTACTTTGTTCTAATACAATATCGTCTCTATCTGTATTTAATAAAAAATCAATCATATATTTTCCTTTCTAAAGTTTAAATTTACCGAGTGCAGATTTCGCTACTTTCCCTACATAACCACCAATTTTTTCAAGAGCTTTAGATGCTAATTTTTTAATTTGATCGGTAGCCCAAGTTTTAGCGCGATCTAAATGTTTTCTTGCTAATTCATTATATTTAGCCATATATTTATTTACTTTTTCTAAGTTGCTACTTACATAGCTAACTTTAGATAATTGTAAATTCATATTAACTGTCTTAGCAAAGTCTCCCAGCTGAATATTATTTAATCGGCTAATAGCAGAATTAATTTGATCTTCGTAATAAAGAGCTTTAGAACTTAATGATTCATATTGTTTATTAGCTTGTTCTATATAACTATGAGCACGACTATATAAATCATCGATTCTTTTACCAGCTTGTTGTTGAGCTAAATTATAATATTTATTTTTAGCATATTTCAATTCTTCATCAAGCTGCTTATTAATATTAGTGGATAAATCCTGAATAACCTGATTAGCCAATTCTGGATTCGAATTTTTAATATGTTTATACGTTTTAATAATCGAAATAATTTCGGCGCGTTTATTAGCAATTGCGCCGGGAACAGCATCGATAGATTTAACATGTAATGTATTATAAATTCGATTAGTTATTTCTTTATCTAAAAAACGATCCATAGCCATATATGCTAAGTCTCGCTTATCTACTAACTTTAAAAAATCTTTAGCATTAACATTTTTAGTAATAGAAGGAAGACCGTCAAGATCTTTTTTGATATTGGCGGCCTTTTTTAAATCTTTATTTTTAATCGCTTCTATTAATTCTTTTTGTTTTTCTTTAAGATTATTTCTTAAAGTATCATCTATTTTAATATTCTTATCATTAAGAATAGAATCTATTTTATTTACGCTACCATTATAATCTTGAGGTAGCTTAACGGAATTATATATTTTATTATATTCATCCGAAACTTTTTTACGAGTATTCTCGTTTACTTTATAAAGTATTTGATTATAGTTCATAGCGAATTCCTGTAAATATACCGTAATAAAAATCTACAAGTATATTACACGAGGTATACGCTATTTACCTAATTTTTCGTAATATGCTTGCGCATTTTTTAATAATAAATCGTAAGCTTGTTCTGCTTGTTCAACAGAATTTTTTGCCGTAACGTTTCCTTTTTCAATTTGTTTATTGAATGCTTCAATAACTGTTTTCTTTTTAGTATCTAATGCAGATTTAAATTCATCGTATGTTTTATAATCCGAAACTTTCATTTCGTAAATATTATTATTAAGAATTTGCTGAGCTTTCGGGTTTGCATTTTGCAAAGCTTCTTTAGCCGATTTTTCTGTAATAGGAAAATTACCTGCTAACATAGATTTAGTAAATGGAGCAAAATCAGTTACTAGTTTTGTTGGATCTTTAATTTTTAAACCAGGCGCAATTTCTACTGCAGTAGTAGATTGACCAAATAAAGGCATAAAAATTTCTCGACGAATTAAAACATAACGGCCTAAATTAGGCTCCCATGATTTAACAAGAACAGTACCACGAACCATAAAATCACCAATAATAGAATTTGGCTTATCTGGAAGTTCTCTAAAATCAGCAAGTTCAATAATACGATTATTTAACTTATGACCATTAATAATAAGTTCATCACAATCTAAATATATTCGATTAGCTTTAATTCTATGCGTTTGAGAAATAGAACTAATAGAACCTCTATCTATACTAAACTTAGTATCATTACCAATAGATAATCCAATAGCTTTACCAAATTTCATCACGATACTAGCAATACCACGCTTAATAGACCAATCGTTAGAACGATCTGGATGTTTAGATTGTTCTTCCATTTTAGTCGCATTAATTTTCAATCCAGCATATACTTTATTATTATCAATAGAAGAACCTTCGTCTGTTTCGGCAATTAATTCCGATACATTTTTATCTAATTGTTCTATATTAACATTAGAAGATGTTTGATTAATTTTAGGTTTTTTATCTTCTGGCATTATGCAATCGAGCCTCCATTGTCTTGATTATTTTCATCAGGAAAAATATCGCTCTTTAATTCACTTTCTGCATATATTTGTGATGCATAATCAGCAATCCATCTGCCAGTGATAACAGGGCGACTTCCGTATGCTTCTATTATAACAGAATCGCCTGCTTTTGGAAACCAATCATCAGGACTATTAGTCTGCACTGGCATAGCCGATTCAGTTTCTCGCTGCCCATTTTGATTAGTATAAATAACTACACAAGTACAAGTTAAAGGGTCAGAACCAATAACTGACCCTTTTAATTTTGAAAAACCTCGATTCGTTATTTCCTGTCCAGCATAATTATCTTTAAATTTATTTTGAATAGACATTATCAAACTCCGGCACTAGGAATATTAACATTAATCATAAATGCTTTATCACCATTAGCGTCATAAGAAGCAAAATCTAGTTCTTGATTTTGTTTCATAACGATTAATACTTGCTCTAAATTAGTAACACTTTCACCATGAGGAATTAATGTAAATCCGAAGCCAGAACCAGCATATATTTTATCGGTACCGAACAAGTAACAACTTGCTAACGTGATATAATCATTCGATACTTTATTTATATATGTATTATGATCTGCCGTAATTTTATAACTTAACATAGATTCGGTTGTTACAATAATTTTTCTAAATGTATTTAATGCAAATGGATGCAATAATGGAGCATCTAATACTTCATTACCACTACCGTCTTTAGCTTTAAGACCATTAACTATAACTGGTTTATTCGCAACTTGAACAGAAAACTGAACTAATTTAGAACGTTCTTCATTATAGAGAGCACGTTCATGTCGAATAACTAAGAATTTAAATTGTTTATATACATCAAATTCTGGACCAGGTACTGGAGTTAATGGATCGAACTGACCTTGAGCAATTTCATTTAAATCGTAAGGATGCATAAACATATTAGCTGTTAATTGAATTCTGTGCTTATCTTTATCCACATCGTTTTCATGTTTTGATTTAGGTTTTAATCGTTTAACTAATTGTTCTACTGATCTAATAGAACTACCATTAAATAAAGTATCGATATAACCTTGAGTGGATAAATAATCATAATCAGATCCACCATGCGCATCTAACATGCCGTCAGCATTTTCTTGGAACTTCTGAATAGCATCGCCAGGACCGCCACCTAATAGCATATTAAGCATAAAGCTTCCAATACCTTTTGGTATATCACTTAATTCATCGCCAAATATACGATGATTAAATAAGCTATCCATAGCGTCTAAAACAGGTCCTCGCTTTCCCCAATTAGGCGACAAATAAATTGTACCGCTGTTACCAGAGAAATTCGGAATAAACGGCACACCACGTTTTAATAACGGAGTAACACAAAGTGTTTTATAGTTATCGATATAATTTTTAATCATATCGCCCCATGTTCCGAGCATATATGCCGCTAAGAACGTTACAACATTGCCACCAATCTTAGTCCCAAAGGATAATCCTTTTTGTAATGCTCTAGCCCAAGGGCTCTTTGCTGTTAAGGATAATTTTTCTCCGACCTTACCAAACTGAATTATATTTCTATTAATTTCAGCAATACGTTCAGGTTTTAATGTAGCAAATCCTTTTTCTTTTTGAATTACTTCTAATACAGATGCGCCTTTTTTAGTATTATTAATACCGGCTATTTTATCGATAACAGAATCTCGTTCTGCCATAGCACTTACGTATTTATTCATTAAAGCTGCACGTTTATCGTCAAATTCTTTTTCGTAAATATATTTACCATATTTACTTAAAGCTTTGCGTCTTGCTGTATTAGAATTTTCTACGTTAATTACCTTACCATCAGCATCTTTAATTTCTTTAAGATCAGTATTCTTAGCATCTTCAGCAATTCTAGACTGAATATATTTATCTCGTAACTCTTTATAACCTTCAGTATCTTTTTCTAATCCGATACCAAGTTTTTTACCATCTTCTTCAATTTCTTTAAGAATATCTGATTCATAAATATCGGCAATTTGTTTTTGTAATTTAGCCGAATTTTCTTCGAAATCAGTATATTCTTTAATGAAAGCTTTTAGCTTTTCTTTTGTCGTTGCAACACTTTTGCCAAAAGCTTCTTCAGCTTTTGCTTCAGTAGAAGATATATTAGGTGTACTTTCTAATATAGATTTTTCTTCTTTTAATTTATCAGAAAGCGGGCGCAATCTTTGAATATTTTCTAAGATAGATTTTTTCTCAGCTGGATCCGTTACTGTTTCAAGTTTAGTAAATAAATCGTTAATTCGCGATTCATTTTTGCCGAGAATACGATTTATTTTTGTAAGTCTTTCGTTTGCAGCATTAATATCGGCTAATCGTTTAGAATTTCTTATATTAATTACATTACTTAATTCATCAAGTTTTTTAAGTGAAGCTTCAGATAAAGCAAATTTACTTTTTCTAAACATTGCCATTGCATCATTAGCTACAGATTTAACTAATAAAGAATGAGATAAATTATGTAATGTTATAGCATATACTGAATATCTAAATAAAGTGGATAATATAGAAGTATTAACGATTCTAGTAGTCTGATCATTAAGCGGATCGACAATCGCGTCTGGTGTAATTGTCGTAACAAAACCAGATTGAACAGATAGAGTATGAACTACTTCTCTAACTTTAGCTTGACCTGTCATACTAGAAGGACCATCGTTAATAGAAATTCTATCATGAGGTTTAACTGATGGATCACCGTATACAACTAAGTTACCCATGTAAATTTGTTCGACAGATTTTTTAAGACGAGATAATGTCATATTTCTTGCTGTAATAGCATGATTATGTTCATCGCCACCAAATCCGTCTGGAGCAAAATTAGATACTGCCCAAGTTCCCAACCGTTTTACGCCAAGCTCTAATGCAGAACCAGCTAGTCCTAAAACAGTAGAACCTATTGCCGCGCCTCCTGCAACACCGATAGAACCTCCTGCGGCACCTAAATATCCGCCAGCTACGCCACCGATTGTAGCACCAGCTGCGCCAGATACAGTTGCATAATTATCTAAAGAACCAATTTCACTATCAATCCCAAAAGTATTATCGGACGATGTTTGTAATTGTGAACGTCCATATAACCAAGTATCGACTACCATAGAACGTTGATATTCAGGATAAATATCTCGGTCGAAATAAATATCTGGAGTCGATTTTTTTACATCTTCGAATTGATATAATCCTTTGGCAACAGTTCCAACTCTGTTAATGTTGGTTTGAATTTGATTGCTAATGATATCATGATCAGACCAATACATATGAATTTGCTCATATGGTTTCCTTTTTTCTGTTACGCCATAATTGTTATTACGTTTTATATATTTATAAGCATAATACCAATTAGGCTTACCTAAAAATACTGTACTTCTAAATCCGAAAGGAGCAATAGCACCGATATAAGTCGGTTCAGCACTGGCAGAAAACTGTAAAATATCCCATACTATTCGACCTTGTGTTTTAATATCGATAAATTGATGACCAAATTTTTCACCAAGATTAAACATATTTAAAACTTGACTAAACGTAGATTGATCACCTTGTCCATATGTTGTATTTTCTTTTTCTAATGTTAATCCGCCATCCGCATAATTTTTATTATAATAATGTGCAGAACCATCATTAGTTACTTCATAAATATTTTGTACTGGTTCACCATTAATAAATATATCGTTAAAGTATACATCACCAAAATGATATATGCCGAATGGATTACTCGAGAATATTCTAGACAATATATTCCAGTTCTTTTCTCTTGTATATTTACCAATACTATTATTATCATTACAAGTCATAAAAGAACTGATTAATACTCTAGGGCTAACGCCACCAAAAGATTTTCCATAAGGCGAATCTTGTAAGTAAAATATACCACGATTTTTAATTCGATCGCCGAAATTATCTTCACGAATTGGATTAGATAATTCAATACCATCACTTTGAGCAATAACATTAACAACATCATCACCTTCAATCGAAGTGATTGTACCGTTAAACATTGGTGGCAACTTAGATGCATCAGCACCATAACCAATACGTAAATGAACTCTAGCACCTGCAACTAATTTAATCGACGCTCTTTCTGGAATTAATGCCTGTTTTTCACTAGCTTTTCTTACGTATGTTCTAGGATTAAAAATAGATTCATATAAATTTTTAATACCAGCTACACCATTTTGTATTTGCGTAACAAAATTATCGTCGTCGCCATCATTATCATATTCTTGTAAAATATTTTGATAAAGATTATTTAATTGGATGATAGCAGTATCGGCTGCGATATTTTTAGATTTTACTACTTGAATAGAAGATATAGCATTAGTACTATAAAAACTATCGTGCATTTTCCAGAATCCAGATGTTAATCCTTCATCGATAAATGCCATATAAAAAGTAGGGAATCCTCTAAGCATCCGACCACGGACATCTGTTTTAATCATATCTAAGAACATATCTCGGACACGTCGAGCTAATGATTCAGGAGAATTAGAATTCGCTTCTAACTCTAATTGTTGCATATATTCTTGAGATATTTGAGCAATAGGATTACTGCCAGAAATATCGATACCAAGTTCTTCGACTTTATCCACTAGTTGAGCTGGAATTAAAGATAACAATAATTTTCTTAAAGCAGATTCTTCTTGTGTAAGTGGAGCTGCTACAGTTAAATTAGGTGTTAATACTTTATGAGTTAAAGCATTTAATGCATTATAGTCACGCTTAGTAATACTATCGATAATACCTTGATTTTTAGACATTAAAGCCAATAAAGTACCGACAAATAATTTGCCGCGTAAATATTTATCTTGATTATCTTTAACGAAATTCTTTAATGTGTCAATATTTTTTTGTTGTACATTAGTAGCTAATTTCATATCCTTCATGAACTGATAAGCCGAAGCTTCACTCGTTGCATTTTGGAACATAATATCAGTCATATAATTAGGATAAATATCATTTTTAATTAGCACGCATAACCAAAATAAAATATTGCGTAAGAAAGCATTCTTAGCATAATTGTAATCAGTCATACAATTACGCATATACTGAATTGTTTCTTTATAATCAGAAGTTTGATAATAAGGATCGATAAAATAATAATGATCAGAATCTAAGAATGTTTTCTTGTCGTCAATGAATTTTTTACGACGTTTAACATAATCGATATTCGATACATGCAATAAACGATTCTTTTCAAATTCATCTTTAGTAAAACAAGAAATTCTAAATGGTCCCATTTGAATAAGAGAACCATATTTATAAAAACTATCGATATTATCTTTATCGACAAAATAATTAATATTATTTTCTGTATAAATAGAAGGTGCTAAATATTTAGATACATCATTATATTTTTTATCAGTAAGCTTTTTAGCATTTTCTTGATCGATTTCTTTTTCGATACGTCGATTTTCTGCGCCACTTGTAACTGTTACTTGATCGACTATTTGATTACCAGTAGTTATAGTACTATTAACAGTATTAGTTAAAAATGATTTAATTTTATTAAAAGCATCGTTGTTTTCTGGATCATACTCTTCTTCGATACCAGAATAAATACCGGCCAACGCAAAACTATTTAACATTGTATTAATGTTATTGCGCCAAGAATCTAAATCATTTTGAACAACTTTTGTTTCGACAAACAAATTATAAAATTGTTGTTTTAAAGATGCTTCGCTATCTTTATCTTCGATAGCTGTTTTACTTAAATAATCTAATATTTTATCGGCAACAGTATGGAAATTATCGATAGAATCAACAAGAACAGATTTTAAAGCATTGTCAGCTTTATTATCACCAAGTTCTTTTATCTTAGCTTGTGTATCTTTTTGAGCTTGTTCTAATTTTCCGTTTTTATCTCGGCTATAATCAAGTGCGCTTCCACCATAATTATCCACTTCAGGATCTTTTGGATCATTAGGTTTAATATTTTTAGCCCTATCTAAATCTGTCTTAGCTTTTTCTAATATATCTTTATTAGATTTTAAATTATTATACAACCAAGAATAATATGGTTCCATAAAAGTAACGCCAATAGATTTGCCAACTTTCCATTGACCGTTAAGCATACCAGATTTAACTAATTTAGTACGAACTTCATTTTCTTCTTTTTTTAAATCACTGATCTTAGTATCAAGTTCCTTTAATTGTTCGACAGTTTTCATAAAGTCTGGTGACTTTTGGTCGACAATCATACCAGGAAGCATACCATAATCAACACGCAAGCCTTCAGAATCTTTAGAAATTAATTCAGTATAACTAGCAGTTTCTGCAGACTTATCACCGTCTGCTTTTTTCTTAAAAGCTTTTAACAATGTCGAATCAGAAAGAACCATATCTCTTAATAATTCAGAGAATAATGTTTCTTGATAGCAATAATAAAAATCTGGATCGACAAATACTTGATCTCTCGGATTTTTGTAACGAATAAATTCAAATCCTTCTTTGCCGAGTTCATCGATTGTCGGCAATTCTAAATCTGGATATAATTCAGCTTTAGCCAAATTAGAATCAATTTGAAAATAGCTTAATATAGATTCTTCTGCTCGTTTTTCTGTTGCGCGTTCACTCGCATCTTTTGTTAATTCAAATTGTTTATATACAGCAAAACGATTGCGGATAGTTCTATCTGTTTGTTTTAACGTTACATTAATTTGGAATAATCCAGGATAATTTTCAACACTGCTTATTGCAACCTGTTCAATAATAACTTCATGAATACCTAGAAGTTTAGTAAACTCAGATTCAATTCTGAATGGATAACTAGGTAATGCATTAGGATATTGCTTTTTAAAATAAGAAATAATCTTCGGTATTTTATCGAATGCATCGATCGTTTCTTTATCACTTGTTAATATTGAAAACGTTACATTTGCATCTTGTCCACCCATATACTGAGGCGCTTGACCATGATATGTATTTAATGTCATATTGGCAAATGTATTATTAAAATTAGCAGTAAATCCTTGCACCAATACATCTTCTAAATATAATTTATAATCGATTGATGTAATACGTTCAAATTCAGAATCTTCATATTCTTCATAAGTTTGTTCATTACCAGAATCAGCAGTATATGCATCA